AGCCTGCCAAAATTATTGCTTTTGGATTTCCTTGCATTTCTATCAATAAAGATACCAGTCCAATCATAGATAGGGTTTGTCATAAATATTATAACTTTCTTTTTACTTGAGTTTTAAACTCAGTAAATATTGGAGAATGCTTAGGATTTTCTAAATCAAATAATTTTTTAACTGTTTTAAAGATATCTAAATTATCTTCTTGTGAGCGAGATGACTCATACATTTCCCATCCTTTACCTTGCATCTTACCACTTGCACCTTTACGCTTAGAAGATTTTAACCAAAGAATACCATAACGGTCAGGTACTTTACCATAACACTCTTCATAACACTTACCATAAACAGCAGTTTGTAAATCATAAGTTGTTTGTAAATTATTAGATGTTTTAAAGTCTACAATCCAAAGTTGGCCATCAATCTCACAAACCATATCACATGTACCTGCTACCTTAAGTTCGTCTGAAAATAAATGTACTTCAGTTTCAATTAATGTTGGGTTATATTCTTCCCACCAATCAACAAAACGTAAAAACATTTGCCATACATCAGGATGATATAATGGACTACCATGAGGACCTAAAAAGTTTAATTCTTCTCCATTAAGGAAAGTCTCAATCATTTCATGTACTTGAGTACCTTCTTCACCTGCTTTTTTAACAATATATTCAGATGAATAACCTACTTTTTTTAACCAGTCTTCAAAGAATTTTCCTTTGGGGTAATATGATAAAACATAAGTTACTGAAGGATAATACTCTCCGTTACGTCTATAGTAACGTGAGTCTGGCATAGTGATTTGTTTTGCATCTTCAGAAATTTGTAATATTCTATCGTAAGATTTTTTAATGTTTTTTTTACTCATAAAAATAGTTTTTTTCCCATTAACTCAGAGAATGTTAATGGATAAGTTTCTTGAATTAATTTAGTAAAGTTTTCAAAACCCATTTCACTTGGGTCTTTATCTTTCATATCTACTAAATAAACTTCTTTTCCTTCATTTAATAAACGCTCACAGAATTGTAAAGCTTGTTTTTGAGCGTCTTTATCAAGGGCAATATATATTTTATCTACAGAAGACATTACTATCTTCTTCATTAATTTTGTTTGAATATTTTTTCCTAAAAGCGGAACTACATTCCTTTTGATAGATATAGCGTCAAATGGTCCTTCGCATAATATAAGTGGTATATTCCAGTTTATAAACAACTCAAATGGTATGATGTCGCGTGATACAGATGGATTTTTATATTTTAAAGTAGAGTTTTTATCAAAGTTTCTAGCGGTAAAATAATTTAGTTTTCCTTCAGCATCATATGATGGAACAACAATCATTTTTTTATAAGGGCCTGAAGTGCAATATCCAATATTATATTTTAAAATATCTTCTTCTGTTATTCCTCTTGACTTTAGATAAGCTAAAGCATGTCTTCCTTCAATATCTGATTTAGGGATGTCTTTAAACGGTTTAAATTCTTTAGGTAAATTTAACTTATTAACAGTCTCAACTATTTTTTCAGGGCCTGTGTATTTTACAATAGAGTTTAACTCTGTTATTTTATCAGGATGAGCTTCAACTGCCTTAAATAATTGATATACTTTTTTACCTTTTTTATCACACACCCAACAATGCCAAGGATTTTCTCCTTTAGCATTTTCTTTCATATTGACTTCTAACTTAGGCTTATGGTGATTACAAAAAGGACAATGGTAAGCATAGTTACCACTTGCTGTTTGTTTGCCTGTTCCTAGGACAGAGTTAACTAATGCAATCAAAGGCTGATTGAGCATAGTCTTAATATAATAAGAGATAATTAAGAAGCAAAGTCTTTGGTGAAAAACTTTCCTAAAATATTATCATTAAAATATCCTTCGGGGTGTTCTAACACACCATATTTAAATAAAAACTTACATTCATAGTAAGTTAGAAGTTTTTTATTAGGAACCAATTGTAAAATTTCACGGGTAAATTCCTCTTGTTTACCATCCTTTATGTATTCTAAAATTGGTTTAGCAGAGCCATAATAGGTTTTCCAGTCTGATTCTTTTACTACCACCTTTGTGGCTGACTTCCTGCCTGGTCCTGTTTGTTCTGCTAGTTCCTTTTTTGTTAGTTTTTTCTTTACATTATGGTAAAGAACTTTTTTTCCAAGGTAACACATTCCTGTAGGTCTATGAGTTACAATGTAAATGAAACCATAAGTATCTTTTGGAAAATCTTCAATTGTAAGATATTCTTTTTTTACTTTTGTTCCCCAATCTGTTTCTGTTTTTGAAAACCAATTATTCATAAAATTTATCTATCCATGTTTATAAGGATTGTTGTGTCTGTGGTTGCTGAGGTTGGTAGTGGTTGAGATAGTTTTCCTATAGCTAGTAAGTTTTGATTATCATCATATAAGCCTACTGTTGTTACATATGGATTAAAATATGAACCAGTAGCAAAATATTCTAAATATTGACCAGGAGTAAAAAAGGTTCCTGCTGAGCTTGTGATTGAGGTACTTCCTGAGCTTATTGTTGGGTTTTGTGAGAAATTAAATTCATTTTCTCTAATAGTACATTTATATTGGGTTTCATAAATAGTTAAAGATGAAGAAAATGAACAAGTAACATTTGGAGAAGCTATGAAACCATCAATAACAGTAGCATCTGTTACACCATATTGTGAAGAACCATATCTAGCTGTTCCATAAGCATCTCCTAAGGGTAGAGAATCACTAGTAATTACAGCTATACCATGTTCATAAAATATATTACCACATATTAAATTAGTGACCGCTAAAATTAAATTACCTTCTCCATCATCTGTAATAGAACCACTAGGTGATATCCAAGAAAAAGATTTTGGTTGAATATAATTTCCAAATAATCCTGTTGGAATAGATATAACACCTATTATTGAGTCAGAACCTGTTGGAAAATAATGTTCAAATGTTAAAGTAGTTTGGGAATAATTATAATATCTACCTGCTGAGGAAGTATCTCCTACTAAAACATCTCCTTCACTATCTCTACCAGGAATCAAACTCGCTGTATAAGCGGGGGATCCTAAACTAGCTGTATTGTTTAAATAATTGGAATAATATAATTGTTTAACAGATTCATAAACTAACTGTTGATCATAAGTAGCTATTTCCCCTGTTGTTGGATTTGATCCAGAAATAAAAGGTATTAAGTTTAAATTTTTTCCTAAATAACGATCAATACCAACACTAGAACCAGTTAAAGCAGCCGCCCCTTCAAAGGAAAATCTTTTGTTAACCTCAAAGGGAGTAACAACTATATCTGATGCTAAAAATTGTTTGTAGGCACTCATTCATTAGAAATCTAACTTAACACGGATTAATGCTTCTTTTGTAAAATCTTTAACTAACGGTCTTGAAAGTTTAGCTACAGCTAATAACTCATTATTATCATTATACATTCCTACTGTTGTAATATAAACTTGAGGATTATTAATAAAACTACTGTATAATACTTCACCAGTTGAACCTGAGATAAATGATGGATTTTCTGAATAATTAAATTCTGAGCTTCTAGGTCTTACAAAAATATAATCTGATGTTATAGTTTCTTGAGCGTTAATAGTAAAGGAAGAAGCTGTAGATCCAGAAATAGCTTTATACATAGAAGACATAGGAGTAACTCCTGGTAAAGCTGAACCTGTACCTGCATTTCCTCCTGATTCTGTTGAACCACTATATCCAAAAGCAATACCTCCACTAATAGCAGGTTGGGCTAAGGCTATAGGATTTAATAAAATAGTTCCAATATCTGGTAAGAACCAACCATATGAACCTGATTTAGCAGAATAGCCATCTGATGTAGTTCCATCATTAGTGTATTTAACACCTGCTGAACCTGAAATTAATTGATATACTCTTCCTGCTTCATTAAAAGTTTGAGATGTAACATATTGACTATCATCTGTTAAAGATATTTTACCTGCTGAACCTGAAAGATTTAATGTTAATGAGCCTGGGAATAAGGATTCTTTATATCTTGCTCTTTCAAAAGTAATAGCAAAGAATTGAGATTGAGTTACATCCCCAAAAAGAAAGTTAGTATTTTCATCTCCAATTACTAAATCTTGATACTGTCCATAGATAGTAGATGAAGGTGATCTTCCATTAACTGCTAAGTTATATACTTTACTACCACTACCAAATGAATTACCATAAGCAATTCCAAATTGAACTGCTGAGCCTGATAAATCAGATCCGGTTTGGTAAGCATTTAAATAAAAATCTCCAGAGGTACCAGCTTCTTGTACTGAGGAGGTGTAAAATTGAGTTAATGTTGCATTACCATTTGACCATAAAGTAGAAGTTACTGAGTCAGCACTTACTACAAAATCATCGGCTTCAAATCTTTTAAATGACATAGTCTATATATTATGATACTTTTGTTACTGTTACTGGGATTGTTAGACGGGCACCTGAGTCTCTACCTTCTACAGTTAATGTAGCTTGTAATTGTGTGTTTGAACCAAATAAGGTATTAACAGTAGTAGCCCTTAAATTAATTGTTGTACCAACTACTGTTTTAGATACATTTGTACCTAAAGTTGTTGTAGCGTTAAGTGCTGTTGCTTGTGGTGTATTAATACCTGCTCCTTCAAAAGTACTAAATAATCTAACATCAGAAATAGTAGCTGTATAACCACTAGTTTCAAAAGTATTACCACCTAAATAATTTAATGTTTGAGGAGTAATTGCTAATGAAGCACCTTGTTTAATAGTAATAGCAGAATAACCTAAATCTAGGATAGGTAACTTAGCTGTACCACGAGGTAAAGTAGCTAATTTATACTTCATTACTTGAGTTTCCTGAGGGAATGCTTCTAGTAAAGGCATGTTTTGAAGAGCTTCTCCGTAGTAAGCAGAACCTGAAGGATGATTTGGATTATAAAGAGTATAATCAATTTCATCATCAGCTAAAGCAAATTGTGTAATATTAAAATTACCTTGAGCTAATAATTGACGACCTTTAGTAGTTAAAATAGCATCAACTGTTACTACTGAATTGTTTAAATATCCCATTGTTGTGTAGTTTTATTATAAATATATTAATTTTTTGTTTTTTGTTATATTAGACTATCCTTTTGCAATTGAACAACTATATTATCTAAATTATCTTTTAGTTTTTGGGTTGGATAAAGAGGTAATATTAAACCTGGTCCTACTAAAGTGTTACCTGATTCAATAATTAAATTATCTGAGCTAAATGCCCATCTTCTAATAGAGAAATAATCTAAATTAATTGAAATATCAGAG